CCTAATGTACCGTGTGGAGTTGAAAGATTATTGTAAAACTCAACAAAATGGATGAAGTATTTGTTCCTAATGTACCGTGTGGAGTTGAAAGTTCACTTATTAGGACTTTTAACTCGTATGCCTTTATGTTCCTAATGTACCGTGTGGAGTTGAAAGTCTCACATTGATGTAAGTAAGTGCTTGCTTGTATCACGTTCCTAATGTACCGTGTGGAGTTGAAAGTTTTTCTTCTTCTGGTAATTGTGAAAACTGTTTTGCTTTTAGTTTGCCTCTTTGAATTTTCTTCATGAGTTCAGATTTTCCTATTGATAATTCCATCTTTTTTCTCAATTCCTCCAGTGTTCTATCATACAGTGTTCTATCATACTGGCTTGCTTGTCCTACAACATCTTTAGTTTCAGATTTAGCTTGCGTAGATGCTATATTTTCAGCTACTTCTTGTGCTTCTTTTCCTGCTACTTTCTCTGCTACTTCTCCTGCAGTTTTGGATACGCTTTTGCCAAACAATTTACTAATAACTCTGCTAATTAGAAAACCACCAAACAGTGAAGTAAGTGGATCTGGATCTTGATCTACAATCGGAGCTTCTCCTTTTGGCACATATTCAATTTTACCGTCTTTACCTTTTCTCATCTCCCATAACACACCATCACGCCAAAAAGATGCTATAGTGTTTTGTTGCTTCTGAGTATTTACACTACCACTTTGTTTAGATTGTTTCTTGCTACCAACAGGTTTTACTGTTCCACTACCAGCACCTTTCTTGGCAACAGGTTTCTGCTCTGCTACAGGCATTTGTATAGGACTGACTTGTAGAGGAGTAAGTTTAGGTTCTTCTAACTTAATACCGAACTGTTTATTACCATCTAAACTAAATCTCCAGCTACTATTTTGTTGTGTTGTCCCTTGCTTCTTCTTTTCACCAAGAAAGCTTTCTAACACCTCAATATATTCTGGGTGTTCAAGGAATTTATCCGCATTCAAAAGAAGATTATTTCTGATTTCATCTGGCAAATCAGCATTACTTAACACATTCTTAAACTTCTGTAATGCTTGATTTTTCGCCACATACTTTTTAAGTATATTCGGATCTGTTGCGGTAAATACTTCATCCATTTTGTTGAGTTTTACAATAATTGGTTGCTTTGCGTATTCTTCTCTAAACTTTCTTGCTGTAGAAAGAACATCTGCTACTTTTTGTTTGAACGCATCATTAGATGTTGCGTATTCATTTACTTTTGTCCAGTCTATTTTAGCGTCTGGTGTAAGCAAGTCTGGTGCATATTGTTTTAAGACAGGCACATAATCAGTTAGTTCTGCATCTGATAATTGAGCTATCTTGTCTTTGTTTAGAGTGAGAGTAGCAACAAAAGGTATTATATCTTGTGATAGTGTTTTGATCACAGCTCCAAACGGATTATCAACATCAATTCTCGGAAGAACTACTAAACCACCACTCATTTTATCACACTCCAAGAAGAACTTACAGGCGTACCAAAACTAAGCGTATTGCCAAGTCCAAATATAGTTGTTCCAATTTGTGCTATATCTCGTAAATAACTTGTTAAAGGAGGTTGGAAAATAGGTTGTGTAATTGTTGGCACACCCATCAAAGCTTCAGCTATACCCATCTTGTATTGTTGCTCTATCAGTGATGGTTCTGACTGCACAAGCATGTCAGATATTTGAGAGTAAAATTGCGGTTTTGCTAAAAGATACTGTAAAGTTGCGTTTGCTTCGGAACCAAAAAGTTCGCTAATTGTTCGTGTATAGTCTCTTGCACCCGCTATATCTCCTTGAAGTTCAAGATCAGTGAGACCTGTTAAAGCTCTTGCTTTTTCTCTCAAAACATCAAAAGCTGTTCTGTTCAGTATGTCAGCTAAAGTCCATTGTTGAGCTTGCGTGTTTAATAAACCTAAAGCACCAAGTCTTGCATTTTGTTTTGATTGTTCTGCTGTAATAATATCTTTTGATTTTGATAACACATCTTCGTAGTATCCGCTGACTTCACTTTTTCCTTTGTTAAACAAGTCTGGAAGTATATTTAGATATATATCTTTATACACATCAGCAATTTCACCACGAGCTTTTCCGAAAATGTTTGGTATTTCAGAACCAATACCTTCAAAAGACTGTAAAGCTTTTTCTATATAAGGTTTTCTAATGTTAGCAATTGTTTGTGCAAACTGTGGAGATTGCTTCAGTAGTTCATTTAACAGATTAGCTCCTTCTTGAGCGTATGGTGGCACATAAGTTGGAAAAGACATGGAACCACTTGTTAAAGATTTACTACCACCACTAAGCAAACCACCGCCAACAGTTCCTAAAGCTCCACCTATCGCTCCTCCAACAGGACCTCCAAGTGCTGTTCCGACTACTGTTCCTACTGCTGGAAGAATATTTCCAATAACCTTACCTATACTACCTAAAAAACTCATTACTCATACCTCTTAAGATAAAATTTAAGCTTTGCTTTTCTAAATCGTTGTTTTGTTTCTACGCCTCTCTCAATAGCTTCTTGCACAGCTTTTGCTTGCACCTCAAAGCCTAAATCAGCTGTGAAGTATCTTTCTATCCAGTAGCTTAAAGAGTGTATGAGTAGTGTTTTATTTTCAAAAAGCAAAGGATGTGATTGATCTGGATCTACTAAGTTGCTTCTGTAAGTATATACATAGTAATCCACAATATAGTCAGTATCTTCAATTACTGGACAATCAAAGTAAAGTGTTCCACCAATTGAAGATGTGTTTGGGATATACAGAAATCTTGATGGAACACCTCGTATATCTGTAGAATAAGCAAACATCATTTTAGTGTCTTCATCGCCAGTGAGTTTCATTCTTCTTTGCTTATCCACTACTTCATTGAATATCTTGATGTCTTCTGTGAAATTGATGGAATACCTATCTTTAAGCAAAGTAAAGAGAGCAGATCTCCGCATGTAGTTAAAGCTGTTCTTCTTTTCCAAGTCTTCAATGACAAGCTTGAAATAGCTATAGACTAAGTTTAACAGTTGATCATTATACGGCACCTTCCTGTCTTCAATAACAAGTCTGATAAGCTCACTATTAGTCATCGTTATTGAGCTATCAATATACCACCGCTTGCTTGTCCTTCAGTTTGGAACCATGTAGGTTGTTCGCCTCTGTATGTGAAGACACCTATAGCCATAAATCTGTCAAAATCACCCATCTTAGTTTTGAACTCTTCAGGTCTCACAATAGCTTCTCTTATCGCATCTCTACCTAAGAACATGCATATAGCTTTACCACTCAACGAAGGTTGCAAGGATCCAATGACAGTATCAAGCCACTTGCCACCATCTACAATAAATTCTTGTCCATAGTAGGTTCCTATGTAGCCTTCTCTTATAGCTCTTGCATCTTGTAGCCTTGTCATTGCAGTGAAGAATTCTGGATCAGTAGAAAGTCTATCTCTCGCAAGTTCATTTATAATTATGACATACCTTCCGAAACCTTTTCCATCATAACTCGGGCAGTAGAACTCAGACAGCTTTCTTGCAAATTGTCTTATCGCTTCCATGTTCAAGTTAGCAAAAGTGGTTCCAGTTGGAATTGTGTATTGGTTTATGGTGATGGGAAAACCGCTTTCTGATGCAAAAGTTTTAGTAGGTGCTAATGATTGTCCAGCTTGAACAGTCAGACCACCGCTTGTCCATAGACCTATAACATCAAGATACGCAAAACCGTTTGTAAGCAAGTCTCTTTCAATGGATCCAGCCACGACTTCTTCTACATGCTTTCTTATCTCGCTTTCAATATCAACAGCAGAAAAGATTTTAGCCCGCAAAGTCCAGGGTATCTGGACACCTCTCTCTTCTACGCTCACCGAATATCTCTTGTATTCAGGTTGGACTGTAGGTAGTGGATCAAATTCATTAGCTATTGTGCTCCAGTATTGAGAGTAAGGTCTTGTCATCTTTTTCCACATCTCAAAGTATCTATCTGTACCTTCTCTAAAGTCAGTCCATTTAGAGACAAACTTTCTGAAAGTCAGCTCAGGTGCGACTTTCTTCATTATCTCTTTCATTATGTTAGCACGACCAAGTCTGTAAGTGCTTACTTCTGTAGTGTAGCTAAAGAACTCATCATCTGTAAAACCTAAAGCACCCGAAGGTGTTAAAGTTGGTTGCCAATAAATAGCCATCTTTTATACCTCCTAATTAAATATTAAGTTCTTCTAAATTTTCACCAAGTCTCAATTTACCTTCACCATAAAAACCTTTCTCAGAACTGTCTTTATAATATATATCTCCAATGTTCTTGTATGTTATGTGTTCAAGCATCTTCTTGTAATCATTCTTGTAGTCTTGCATAGAGTAGGTTTTAGTTGGTTGCTTGTTAGTTGCTTCAAAAGTTTTTACCGCTCTTGCCATATTCACAAAATCATTACCTATCATAGAAAATTCTCTGAGAATATCTCGCAAAGCTTCTTCAAGATACATATCGTAAGTGTCTTTTACTCTTCCGCTGTTTATATCAGTTTGAAGTTTTGCCAAAGCTCTTTGCTCTACTATGTGAAAATACTTATTGATATTGAAGTTTGGCACGCTACTATACTTAGCAAGAAAAGACATTCTTCCGCTGTTTAACCACCACTGCAATTGTTGTTCATTCACATCATAATCGGTGGTTTCTTGTTGCGTTTCTTCTTCATAAGTTTCTGTATTTTTGGCTCCTTGCGTGGCTTCTTGGGTCTTAGTAGGTTGCGTTTCATTTTCATTACCTCCAAGTATTTTTTCTTGCAATTCTTTCATAAGTTGCTCAAGTTCTTCATTTGTCATTTTCTTACCTCCATGTAAGAAAATAATAACACTCAGTAAAATTTTGTCAATACTTAGGTGTTTTTATTACAAACTTAGAATGCTTAAGTCTCTTGTAAAGTGGAAAACAAACATACCGCAATGCATCATGAATATGTTCATAGTATCCATCTTTTAGCAATTTACCATGATCATCTACTTGAAACTCTCCTAAAAATCCGTTCAGTGTGATATGACAGTTTTGATACACACGCAACAGCTTTTGGTCTTGTATTTCAGTTGTAAGCATATCTCTTATAGCTTCTACGCTATGGAATTGTGGATTACGCATAGTTTTTATGCTTATTTTGAACTCATCTTGAATACGCTTTAAGATTGTAAAACCATCAAACTGGTCTCTTTGGTTTCCAGCTACATCACCCCACCATTCAACATCATGAATAGTGATACCAAAATTAGATTTCAATCGCTTGGCTACATTCTGTAAGAATATGCTCACTGGCTCATTCTCACCAATTAGTTCATCTATCACTACTAATCTACCAAGCTCATCTTCAAGCAACAGGACATAAGCAGGTCTTCTAAAACCAAAGTCAATACCAGCATAAAAGTTGTAATAGAAAGCTAAACTTGAATTCATGTTAAAATCATGGTAAATATTGTCTTCTGAAAAGTAGCTTGTATAGATACCGTTGCCTTCGTAAAACGCATTGCCCCATTCTCCAAGTAGCATTACTCTTCGGTAGTAATAAGGTTTATGCTCCATTTGTGTTAAATAAGTATGCGGTGGATTGTATCGCTTGGTTAAAAACTTGTCTCCATTATCAGAAACAATCTCATACCGTCTATTATTAACTACATAATAAACCTTATCTTCAAAAACATATCTGTCTGCGTGTTCAAGAAAGTCTTTTGAAACTTTCACATAAACAAAGTTATCATAAACACTTGATCGTATTACATTCGTAAATGGTGTAAAGTCTCCTGTCTCTTCTACAAACTCTTTATATATCCAGTGCGTTTCTGGAACTGGGTTTAGATTAACAAGTCCTCTGATAAACTTGTGCGGATACCTAAGCCTTTCTGATGCTTCAATAAACGCTCTATAACTGATGCGGTCTAACTCATCTACTATAACAACATTAAATTCATAGCTTCGGACAGTCTTATACTGTTCATTCTTGTCAGATAAGCTTAAGTAGAATATCTCGGAGTTATTAACAAAAGAAAGGATCCGTTGCAATTGTTTGTTTTCATCGTAGTCTATACCAAGCTTAATACCTTTTTCACTACAAAGTCTTATGAACTCATCAATCAATGTATTCTTCAAGTCTCTTAAACTTTCACGAGCTACAAGAATTTTGCTTTTCTCAAACTGTTTATCAAACATAAGTCTGAGAAGTATAAACAAGGTAGCTGTAGTCTTTGCGGAGCCTTTACCACCAACAGACATAACCCACAGCTTATCACCTTCAAAAAACGCTTTGACTATCTCTTCTTGCTTTGGTGTCAGGACAATATCACTCATTATACGGTCTTCTGGATTTTGAATTGAAACATGCCAATTGGTATTCTAAACTGGTCTCCAGATAAATAAGGTTTTGAAGAGCTTAAATCTGTGATAGCAAGCTGGTTTCCTCCAGTGCTTGCGGTGTATAGTGCTACTTGTGTGATGGGATTAGTTGTAGGTGCTACATCAGAACTTGCAACAGCAAAAACAACTTCTGTAGCGTTAGATACTATGTGGTATGTAGGATCGGAAGAACTATCAACAGATACAGTTCCGAGCTGAACACGACCTATCGGACATTCTGTCCCATCTTGTCTAATTAAAGCAACATAACTTGATTGCAAAATACTTGTGCCCACTGCTTGGGCATAGCTCGTGCTTACTGTTGTTGCCATCTTTTATCCTCCTTTTCGTCTTCAGATATAAATATAACACAAATATAATCAGCTGGATTAGGTGTAATAACTTTAGATTGAGTTATTAATTCTGCATTTACTAACATATCACGCCTAACATATAACACAACGCCTTTATCTACTTTAATACTCTTACCACTTTTTACAATCTTCACCATACTTGAAAACCTCTAATTCTACACGCTTCTTTAGTATATAAAGATATTACAAACTCTTCACCACGCAACGCTAATCTATAACTTGTTTGTGTTGTTCTAACTGAATAGTTAAAGTAGTTTTCAAAATCAAGGAACCTACTTAGAATAGACATATAACCGACATTCTCATTGGTAGCTTCAAGAAATTCTATACCTAAACCAGTCAGATTGTTTATCTTGACTTTCGCTGTAAATTCTTTTGGTATCTGTATGTTATCATAATCAGGACTTATTATATCTTTCATAGTATAAAGATTGTTATCATACATAGCATGCTGAGATGACAGGTATATGTAGTTCGTAGAAAAATAAACTTTATTCTCTCCTTTGCTTATCCAAACAAAGTTATTGAATATTGTATTCTTGAACAAAAGAAAGTTCTTTGTTTCCCAAAGAAACTTAATGCCTTGTTCTTCAAGCTCAGGAAACGGTGATATTTTCTGTAAAAAAGTATCTACAGTTCTTAAGTATAAAATGTCAGATACCTGTAAATCTAATATAACAGTAGCATCATCTCCAATCAGATAATACACATCTTCTCTTTTCACTAATCTTGGGTTCTGCTTTGGATTAGCAAAGGTTCCGTAAGTATAAGATGGTAAAGTTATGTGGCTACCATCTAAAGCATCAGCTATAGCTCCTGCATCATCTAAACTGTAGATATAAACAGTTGTTGGTGATTGAGTAATAACAGCAAATAGAAAAGTAGTAAGCTGATACACATGAACTATAGTAGCTGGAGCATCTATGTAAATTGTTTTTACTGTATCTGAAAGCGTGTTTATAACTAAACACTTGCCAAAATCTACAAAGCAAAATATAACATCTCCAAAGACCACTACTCCTTCTACATGATAGTAGTTATAAAAAGTGTTTTGATAAACAATTTTGTATTCAGAAACATCTTTTAACACTAAAAATAATTTACCATTTAGCACCAGACCATCTATAAAGTTGTTATAAAAGACTGGTGATATGGTTGTAAGTTGCTGTGTAATCTGCGGAAACAGTATAAATTTATCTTCTGTCAAACACACCATATCACCTTTCAAATCAGATAAAGGAAGCTTATTTATATTCAAGTTGTCCATGTCTGGCACCCTATCCATACACCACCAAATCTTGTCCAATCTGTGCTATAGCAATTAGCTATACCAAGAATAAACATATTTTGTGAATTAATAAACATGCTTTGTGTAATATGAGCTCTTGTGTAAGTGCAAGATACCGCATTCTTATTAACAAAAACTGGAGCTATAAATTCTTGTTTAATTAAAGAAACGGTTAATGTGTTTGAACTTGTATAACTTGCATTAACAAGTCTCCAAACTCTTAAGTTGGTGTCTTTTCTTTGAGATGTTAAAAAGTTAGGAAACAAGTAATGACCGTCTAAGTTTATTACATTCATAACTTGTTTTGAATAAAATTCTGCTGATGTGTATAAACCATATAACCAAATAAATACTGTGTTTCTGTTATTAAGTGAAGGATTTATATTTCTTGTAGCTGAAGCTTTAACTGAGCCAATATTAACATTACTAAATCGTATATTAGTTAAAATAGTTGGGAAGAAAACTTTCATAATGTTGTTGTTATAAAAACTTGGGAATAAATCTCTATCATGCAAAAATGCGTAAATAGTATTGCTGTTGTTGAAAATTGGATTGACATTTCTGTTAGATTGCAAAATAACTGACACATTATTGCTGTTGTAAAATACAACACTTCTATAATAAATAGATACAATAGGCAAAGCTTGATCAGAAAGTTTAAATCTTGTGCCAGCTTTAAAAGAAAAGTAAGAGCCAGAGATAATAAAACTTGTTCCGTAGTTTTCATAACTTCTTGTATTATATTCTGTATTGTCTATAACTACGCTATTTACAACAGCATCAGATGTTTTAACAACAAAAGGAAAATTTATCACAAAATTACTTACTGGACTATCAAAATGCACTTTATACTCATAGCCTTTATCGGTAGAGTAATAACTTACATTGCTTATTATCCACACATAGCCTCTATCTTCCGCATCAGCCCAATAACCGTTTGGGAAATTATCTAACCAAGTATTAACAATATTATCTCCACCGCTTGATGAAGTGTCTCCTGTTAGTGATGGTTTAACCTCAGTACTCATCTTCACTCCTCTTCAAAAGCAGTATTAGGAGATGATGTTAAGATGTTAATCTGTATAGCAGTAGATGGCATCTCATTTTCTTTAGAACGAAAAGTTTTAAAGGCATCGTAAATGCTTTTCTCAAGCTCAAGAAGTTTTGTTTTAATCATAGCAATTTCATTTTTTGTCCTGACTGGGTTCTTTATACCAATCACATCAGCTTGTTTCTCTAACTTTTCTAAATTTTTCTTCTCTCTTTCTATCTCATCGAGAAGTTTCACATATCCTTGAAATTGAAACTCAATTGAAAAAGCATCTAAACTTTTCTGATTGATGCTTTTGTAAGTTTCGTATTCATCTAAAATATTTTTTAGTTTTGTGTATTTCATTATCTCCATAGTTTCTTCACCTCATTTAAAGCAAGTGGTAAGTTTGCTCTCTCATCAGATAAAGATATAGAAGATACTTTGCTTAGCAAGTTTTCAAAGGTATCACTGATCTTCTTCTCATCAAGCGAAGAAAAGCATTCACATACGCATCCTTCTTGCCCATCGCCTTTTGGTATGTAGAACTCGTTTCTAATCTTCATCAAAGCTTCGTAATTATAGCGTGGATCCTTCTCTGGATCTGGTGTATCAATATACACGAAAAACTCTTTAGCTTCTTCAAACCGCATTGGTATTGCTACATAATACTTGTCTCTAAAGACAGGTTTGGCACCATTCAATATTACATCAGAAAAGTTTTTCATAGCATATCTATAACCAAGACCAAGTGGATACGGAGACCGCATTGTGATGTCAAGGAAATAATGATCTGTGCCTCTTGTGTTAACGAACTCTTCAGTGCTTATAAAACCTTTATACTTAAGTCTCTTTAAAATAGGATCAAGCTTCATCATTGTGTCTTGCAATGGTCTTGGAACCTCAGAAAGACTACTACATACTCTACCAACATAAACACCTTTCTTATACTCTACTCCGCATAACAGCGGGAACATAAAACCAACATTATAATCAAACACAGCATCAATGCCTATCTCAACATATCTGTCATCAAGTTCAAGTTTTTCTTCTACTACAAACTCCATGTAGTCAAGAAAGTTTCCAAACTCTTTTCTAAGTTTTGTTTCGTAATTGCGTTTTTCTGCATCATTGCTGATTATGAAAGTTTCTGATGATCCACGAAACAAAGATAACTTCACTACGCAAGGTGGTTTAATATTCTTAAAACCTTTCACAATCTCATACTTAGGTGTTGGTATTCCACTTGATTTTAGAATAGTTTTAAGAAACTTTCTGTTAAGTTCTAATTCTGTAGCCAAGCCTCCGCCAAATGTGTTGTAGCCTTTATCAGCTAAGTATGAAAACAAATCACCACCATACACATCAAAGGTTATCACCTTATCTACTTTGTCTAAGTAAGAGAAAAAGTTATGAATTTTCTTTATGTTATCAAATCCATATCCAGTTGCGAAGTCATCAAAAGATGGATACGGTGAGATGTAGTCAGTGTAGTAATATACTTCATGCCCAGCTGTAGATAAACCAAGCACATGACTAAACTCTATACCTGTCCCAAACACTAACAGTTTCATTGTGTCATTGCCTCCAAATATTTCTTTTGTGCTGTTTCTAAATCAAACTCATTGTTCCAAGCTCTCGCAAGCAATGAGAAAGGTTGCACATCAAGAGCATCTGAGGTGTATTGTTTAGCAAAGAGAACTGGTCTAATGATGCCATCGTAATAAACAATTGACTGAATAAAGTAAATATACTGTCCAGTGTTTGTTAGAAAAGCTTCTCTATGTGGTTTATATGGATCTGGCACTACAATAGGTTTATAAACTTTCAGAGCATTTTTGAGATATTTTACATTCTCAAATGTTGGTGTGAAATCACAAAACAGCTCATTGCCAAGCTTCTTACCTATATAAAAATTATCAAGATAAACAAACTTTAGTGTCTTAGTTTCTTTCTCCATCGCTTGCTGAAATGTGATAAACTCATCAAGCACTCTCATTATTTCCAAACCTCTTTATCAGAAATTGTTTTATTTTGTCTTTGTCATCTTCTTTCTTCACTTGTATATTGCTTACAATCTTTTCAATCTTTTCAATTAAGTCTATCTTCTCATTCAGTTTTTGAACTTCTCTTTGCAATTCTTTTGTCTCGTAATACAGTTTAATCGCAAAAAAGAAAAGCACAAACACAACGCATAAATTAATTACACTAAGAACCAGATGTTCCAGCATTATTGTTTCCTCCAAATGCAAGTTGTAAATATGCTAACATATCTTGAGATTTTGGAGCTACTTTCTCAAGTATGTCTTTGTCTGATAACATCTGTTGAACAAACTGTTTCACTTCTTCTTCTTTCTTCTGTTGTGCCTGTGCCATTGCTTGCATTTCTTCTGGTGTTGGGATACGCACCACTTCAGTAGGTAGTTGCATTATGTCCGCAATTCTTTTTACAATGACTGGCACATTAAGGAAAGGCAAAGCACCAAGATTGCTAAACATCTCTAACACAGATAACAAGCTTTCAAGTTCTTCTTTCTGTCTTACCACACCGCTTAAACCTTCTACTCTTATTGTGATGCCTTTGTAAATGTTTTTGACTATGTAATAGTATTTTGGTTTATCTTCAAGCAATGCTTGGTTAATCATGATGTTTAATTCTTGAATTTCTTCTGGTGTAAGCATCAATGGTATATCATCAAGAAATGTCTGAATAAAAACAGATAACATCTTTCTTACAGCTTTAACTATGAACTCTTCTTCAATTCTGTTGATAAGCGTATTTATATACTGAGCATTTAGCTGAGATTTTAACAACACTTCTTTTGCTGTTGGTCTACCTTTTGATGTTGGTTTGCCTTCTAATATCTCGGATACTGCACTAATATTTTGCGTTTCCATAAGTATCATCTGTCTAAAAGGTAGAGCGTTCGGATCAATACTTGCAAGCTGGAATGTTCTAACTGCTTGGTCTGGTGAGTTAGTCCTGAATACCATATACGGTGATATTTCAAAATCTTCTTCTGTTTCAAGAGCTGTAGTGTTTATCTCAAATGCTGTAGCTGTGCTTAGCAAAACTCTGTCAATAAAAGATCGCATCAATCTTGTATCTTCTTTGTAATAGTCCCAAATCAAGTCTGCGTAGCTTAACTGAAAATCTGATGCGTAAAAGTAAGTATGAATTACAGGTAGCAAATTATCTGCATGATTAATTGTTTCTACATCTACAAGTATTCTGTCATTTAAAAGTGTTAGTTTAATCGGAACAGAAACCAGATCATTATTAGCATATCTTCCGTAAATGTATGTAAGCTTAACAAAAGTCCTCTTTCTTGAGCTTTTCACCAGATACTCAACTTCTTCTTTTGATGTAGTGATTGAATATGGTTCAAGCTTATCTGGTTTGATTGTCCAGAATTTCTGAAGTCTGTAAGCTTTCTCAAGCGGAATATAGACATCATAAGCATAGTAAAAACCATCGTTTGAGATATAAAAATCAAGAGGATGTAATGCTTTTACTAACAGTTTTTTCTCTACATCGCCAAACTGATCTACTTCTAAATCTGTATCAATAAGCAAAGCAAGGTGTCCTGACAATAAACCATAGAACAAAGTCAAGCTTACTTCTTGAAAGAAGTCAGACTTATACACAGCAAGGTCATAGCACTTTTTTAGTATAGATGGCATTTTGCTTTGCGGACTTGATGCATAAAAACTAAGTAAATTCTTACTTGCACGGTTTATGAGAGATCTAAAGTAGTAATAAGCAAAAGCCATTTTTTGGAAAAATAGACTTGATTTTACATTGCTTTGCCAATCAAGGTCTGGTTCAGGAATTACCGAATTACCGTTTAGCTCTCTAATGTAATCTCTAACTCTCGTATGTCTAATTTCATTCAGACTTTTTAATTCATTATATATGTTTAGAGCGAATTTTTCTAATTCTCCTTCTTCTACTACAAACGGTGTTTCTGTATAGTCTTTAAGCGTTATCATACATATAAATATACATCAAAACCAAAAACCTTGCCTATCTTTATCTGTCTTATAGTATTGTCCATATTTATAAACATGTTGCGAATATGCGTAGTTTATATCACAAGCACTTCTATACTGCTCACAGGACATACCAGTATAATAAACACAGACAAACTTACGCCTACACTGAACTTTGCAATCTTCCCACTGTAAGCTTTTTGCTTTCTTACACTCTTTCAAAACTAAATCACCGCCATTATATCTTTGATACATTATCCAAAGCGGAGTGTAATAAAGACTGCGTAAATAATAAGCAAAAGCGTAAAAATGGTCTAAAGTGTTTTCTGTGTATTTTGGAAAGTAAGGTCTAAGAACTGGGTCTAAAAACTTTGGTGTAAGCTGAAAGTATCCTACAGAACCATAACCATCTTTGCTTATGATAAATCTGCACCGTGTTTCTGTATGAGCTACGCCTATGTTATACCAATACGGAAAATCAGATCCAAAAAATCTTTGTGTAGCAAGTTTTGTCTTGTCAGCAATTTTTATACAGGCAACAAGCGGATTAGCCAAAGATAAATGAAAGAGCAACAATAAACTGTAAAACAATAGCATAAACATATTCCCACACTCCTTGCCAGTGTATCTTACCTACTACAATACGCCTTGCCAAGTAGCCAAAGCCAAGACTTGCTAAAGCAATAGAAAATTTACGAAACACAAGGTCGGGTATCAATTGCGGGTCAAAAGCGTTAGCATAATAAAGGTATAACATCAAAGGCAAAAACAACACAACAAACCAGTAATACTTAACTATGTCTTTAATTAAGTTCGCCATCCTCTTCTATTCCCGTAGATGATGCTATCGCTATAATAAGATTATCTGACTTTAATCTCAAAGCATTAATGCTTGCTGTAAGTGGTATGAAAACTTCTTGTGAAGTGATTATTTCATACATAACTTCATCTTCTACTGGATAAATAAACTCACCAACAACATATTCTTTATCTTTCAAGAACTCGTGGATTTTAATTATGTCTGTAATTAAATCTGGATAGTTTGTTAGTAAAGCGTTCAAGTTATCTAAATCTTGAGACAAAATAAACACTCCATCATCTAACAAACTTTCAATTACACCTAAAACTTTCTTCACAGTTTTTACCTCCATAATTAATAATAAAGCAGAAATTTTTACTTGCAAGTATCTAAAATGCTTCTCAATAAATCATTTTCACGCTCAAGCTTAAACATATAATCTAACAAGCTTTTTAGTTTTTCTGGATAAGTCATGTCTTGTCTAATTACAGGTCTTTCTGGTTTTGGTATATCTGGAATAGGACAATGCACATATACTTCTTTTTCTATGATTTGCGGTTTCGTGGCACAAGCTAAAATAAGACTACTTCCTAAAATAAGAAGACGCTTCATCTATCATCTCCTTTAATGCTTGACACTCATCTTTTGTCTGTGGTATATGAACTTGCGGTATTGGTTTTAACGCATCTTTCAGCATAACTTTATACCTTTCTTCTATCTTTGCCTTGTCAAGCTCACATTTACTTCGTAAATCAGTATATAGCTGTGTGTATTTTACAAGATTACTTTGTGTGTTTTTTAGTTCTACTTGACAGCTTATATACTTATTAAGCATGTTAAAATGTTCTGTTCTCTCAAAAAGCCATAAACCAAGTAGCATAATATTTACTACAGCACTAACAGAAAACAACGCTTTAAACATTTTTCCTCAACTCCTCTATAACAGAGTTAGGATTTGTTATAATGTTTCTCAACTCTTGCAAAGACAGATTACTAAGATTGTCATAATAATTCCAGAAAATTTGGTCAAACTTATCATAGAAGTTTAACAAGTCTTTAGCTTCTGCTTCATTTTTTGTGTTTGCATAATAAGCAAGGTCTCCTATACCAATATAACCATGTTCTTTCAAAAGGTTAGTTATGAAAGTAAAGTATGCTGAGTTCAGTAAAGCTTTAGCTTGTGGTATTAATTCTTGCTTCTTATCGTCATCTGTCTTAAGTCTTATTACGCCATTATCAAGTATAAGATCATCTGGATGTTCCACATCAAAAACTTGATACTTAACATTAAAAGGCACTGAATCTTGATCAAGAGCAACACATAAAATATTTAGCTCTGGATGAATGTAAGCGTATACTTGCATCACTTTAACCTCCTAACTAAAATTGTGCCAGATACACTACTTGGAAAATTAATTGTTCCAAGAGATGTCCAAGCAGTAGTAGTGTCAAGCCACATACTATATACATTAGTATAATATGGAAATAAGGTAGTGCCATTAGTACCATCATTTATTGAAACCACACAAGAAGTAAACACAGTCTTAAAACCAGTATAATTATTTATCACAGCTCTGAGGTGCGGTAGTTGATTATTTCTTTCAACTCCACACGGTACATTAGGAACTCCCTCCAGAAAAGGCAAAAAAGGCAGGGAAGTTTTTAACTTTCAACTCCACACGGTACATTAGGAACAAACTCTCCAACTGTGTCCAAAATCAAAAAGTTCATCCTCCTTTCAACTCCACACGGTACATTAGGAACTTGTTCGTATGGCACAGGGTAGAGTTCTAATATTTCCTTTCAACTCCACACGGTACATTAGGAACTTCTTTTTGAGACATATATTTTACTTCCCTGTCTCACCTTTCAACTCCACACGGTACATTAGGAACAACTCTTCTAAATACTTCTCTATGTTTGTTCCACAAACCTTTCAACTCCACACGGTACATTAGGAACAGACCGCATCAGTTATAGAGCGTTTATTGAAGCATCAGAACTTTCAACTCCACACGGTACATTAGGAACTATAGAGAAAGGCAAGAAAAGTTCTAATCCGACAGTCCTTTCAACTCCACACGGTACATTAGGAACAGGTTTTGCAAGAGTAGAAGAATGCTTTGTCCCATACTTTCAACTCCACACGGTACATTAGGAACAGCTCAAGGATGGACTTTTAGATTTAGCCAGGTCAACTTTCAACTCCACACGGTACATTAGGAACAATAGCAAAACTTCTTTTATTGCTTAACCCCCCTTCCTTTCAACTCCACACGGTACATTAGGAACATATATATCTAAATATACTTCCAGACTTGTTTAACAACTTTCAACTCCACACGGTACATTAGGAACAAAACCGCAGGGACGTGTACTTCCCCCATATCGGGACTTTCAACTCCACACGGTACATTAGGAACTAAGGAAGATTATAGAGCTAGACAAAAAAGCTAAAAACTTTCAACTCCACACGGTACATTAGGAACTAAGCACGGCACGGGCACGGCGACCGAAAACGGCCACAGCTTTCAACTCCACACGGTACATTAGGAACTCTTATTATTCCTTCTCTGCAATATCTCTGCAATATCCTTTCAACTCCACACGGTACATTAGGAACAACCGTAAGAACAGATTTAGCAGGTTTAAGCAAGATACTTTCAACTCCACACGGTACATTAGGAACTTATATAACACCTCACCCTTCATGGCTTCACCTCCTTACTTTCAACTCCACACGGTACATTAGGAACCGAGTAGAAGAAGTGCAAGTCCAGATATTACCTAACTTTCAACTCCACACGGTACATTAGGAACACGAAAAAAGCAGAAAAAAGACGCTTGAGAGATTAAATTTCAACTCCACACGGTACATTAGGAACTGTTTACTATCCTATGAGGATTAATTAATCACATTACTTTCAACTCCACACGGTACATTAGGAACAAGTCTATAACATCCACGAACCCCGAATCAAGTGGGACTTTCAACTCCACACGGTACATTAGGAACAAGTGAACGGCGAAGAAATAGAGCCAATAGAACTTACTTTCAACTCCACACGGTACATTAGGAACAGCTTTAGAGAAGCTTATGACCTTTTATATTTTGAAACTTTCAACTCCACACGGTACATTAGGAACTATGATTGAAAGAGCTTATGAAAAAGTCATGCTCCTACTTTCAACTCCACACGGTACATTAGGAACCAACTGCAAATAATTCTCAATTGCAATCGTTTCTCAATTGCAAACAATTCTCATATGAAAGCTGTTCCTATTTGCAACTTATTTGCAACTGATAACACTTAGCAACTGCAAAGCATTTACAGTAGCTAACACTTCTCACTTGCAAGGCTTTAGCTACTGCAAACACTTCTCACTTGCGAAACTACTGCAACTGATAACACTTAGCAACTGCAACGCAATTACAACTGATGACAGTTCTTTATTGCAAAGCAATTACAACTGATGACAGTT